ATGGAGTCATCCCCGCCCCAGTATTATTTTGTACGGTAATGCCGGTACCGGGCAGCACCCCTGCAACATAATCGCCAGTTGTGTCTGATCCTAATGAAACTGAATTAGAGGCAATCGTTGCTGTTAAAATTACATCTAAATTTCCTTTTATTAAAACATTACCCTCTAAATCTCCTGCTAATGTTATTCTTCTAGATGTAGTCCATGCGTCTGCGCTTATTGCTATCCCTGCTAAATCTCCTGTGACGTTACCAGTAACATTTCCAGTATGAACTCCAGCAGTATTACCTGTGATATTACCTGTTACATTACCTGTGACATTACCTGTGACATTACCCGTAACACTACCCGTTAATGGTGCTGTCACACCAGCAAAAGCTACAATAGAAGTAGTACCCACAGCTTGTCCAATAGAGATTGTGGGAATTGATCCTTCTCCAGAGTTATTAGAAATACTTATACCTGTTCCAGCAGATAGGTGATCTACATAATCACCAATTGTATCAGTGCTTAGATTTACGGCATCGTTGATCCATTGGCCATCGCTAAAATATCTTAAAAATTCACCATTTACTGCATCAGTGATAGTTACATCCGTTAGATCATTTATGCTTGCATTTAATGATATTGTTGGAGTTGTAGTTTCGCCCGAATTGTCTACAATATTTATCCCGGTACCCTGTACTAAAGAAGAAACATAATCTCCAGTAGTATCAGTGCCCAGAGCTATCCCATTGGCTATAATCGTAGCGTTAAGCGTTACGTCAGCGGAACCATCTATGGATACATTCCCAGATAAATCGCCACCTAATGTTATAGTTCTTGGGTTTGTCCATTTAGCTGCTGAACCAGTAGTGTCACTATCGGCTGCTGATATTTCATAATAAATTGTTCCATCATTAGTAAATTCCCATTTATCAGATGTCTCATTCCAGCGAATGAGCACATTTAACGCAGAGCCCCTTTCTATTTCTACGCCTGCATTTATACTATTTTCAATACTCGCACTTACTCCAGTATTTAAGATAATTATATTATCTTCAACTGTCATAGTTTCCGTATTAATGGTAACGGTATTACCATTAACCGTTAGATTTCCAGATATAGTCATATCCCCAGCTATAATTATACTATCTAGTGAGGTGACTAAAGTGTCGGATTCCTGAAGTAGATTAAGAGAAGAGCTTACTAGCGCTCCGCTCGTATCCCTAAAATAGAATACACCAATTAGAGGATCTATTGCTATTTGATTAGATGTAATGTTTGGCTGTGCCACTTGAACCCCTTCGTTCGATTAGAAGGTCCCACCATCAATAATCGTATTTGATATTGTGACTGCGCTCAACGTTCCACCAGTAATAGCAACACTGCTAGCATTTTGAATTGCCATAGTGCCTAAACCCAACCCAGTTCTAGCACCAGAAGCAGTTGTAGCGCCAGTCCCACCATTAGCAATGGCTATTGTAGTGCCATTCCAAACACCAGTCGTGATAGTACCAAGTGAAGTCAAGCTTGATTCTGTAATACCAGAGCCTAAAGTTGTTTCGGATAATACTGAAACTCCAGCAATCTTTAAAACTTTTCCAGTTAAAATATCAAGATTTTCAGATGACGTCCAAGCAGATGTTGTGCTTAGCCAATTAAATGTTTTATTAGTTGTGCCAAGTACTGTAATACCAGCATCATTTGCCGTTATATCTGTCGGTGTTGCAACATTCGCAAGAACAATATTTTTATCTTCGATTACCAAAGTAGAGGTATTAAGAGTTGTTGTATTGCCTTGAACGGTTAAATCACCAGTTACGACTAAGTTATTTGGAATTGTAACATTGCTTGCAAGACTAAGGACTGTGCCAGTTACAACTATTTCGTTTGCCGTCCCTGTCAATGTGACATTGGTGACAGCATTTGTTACAAACTCTGTAGTAGCAAGTTGGGTCGTAGAGGTTAACGCTGTTGCCGTAGGCGCAGCGGGTACGCCAGTAAAAGTTGGACCAGCAAGGTTTGCCTTGAGGTCGAGGGCTGTCTGTCCAGCAGTAGACACAGGCTTACCTATATCTGTAGTGTTGTCAACGCTACCAAGACCAACCATTGTTGCCGTAACACCAGAGACCGTCCCAGTGAAAGTTGGTGAAGCTATTGGGGCATAAGTTGATGATGCTGTTGTTGAAGCAAGTTTTGTATCTATTTGTGTTTGAATAGCAGAAGTTACACCATCAATATAACCAATCTCGGTTGATGTTACAGATCCAATACCTGTTGTCGATGGGAGAACTATTGTTCCAGTAAACGTCTTATTACCAGTAAGTGTTTGAACCGTTCCTAAGGTGACAAATGCACCTACTCCACCAATTGATACTATGCTACTAGCGGACCCATTGATGCCACCAGTACCCTCACCATAATAGAGTATATTATCGGCTTCATTATAGGCTAATTCTGCATTTTCAAGAGTTGCGGGGGCGCCTGCTAGACCAGAACTAGCCCTTCTTTTGATCCTAACTGTATTCGACATGATTAAAAATTACCCCCGTCTACTAAATTTTCCTCAGCGTAGTTTATCCATTGACTACCGTTGTAACGTAAAACATTACCGGCTGTAACACTTGCTATAGTAACATCTGTAAGTCCATTTAATAGCGATTGATTTGAGATTAACGCTTCAGCACTGATGATTCTATCCTTAACGGTTAGATGGGAACCGGCTGGGTTGATACCTAAAACTGTTTGTATGGCTTCCACTGAATCGTTTGCATTTGCATGCTGAAGGTGATGAGGGACCGTTAATGAATCAAGACTATCATCGGCCTGGGGATTAATTAAATTATCTAAATTTGCTGGATATTGGCTTGCCATTGTATGCGTCCTTTAAAGACTTAAAATTTTTGAACTTAAATTAGACCATTCCACCAATAATAGTAATGGCTCTAATGCGCCAGAAAAGGGTAATCCTACAGAATCATTTATAAAAAATATTAGATTAGAATTCTGATCCGTACTGCCAACTTTATACATAACTATAGAGGCAAATGGTTCTCCACTATATTGCTCTACTATAATATTACTTGCATCAATTACGCCTAATATATTTGTAACATTTGATATATCAGCCCTTTTATATACGAAATCAGCATTTAAAATATCAGATAAATAATGTTCTGTTTCCTGAATGGGAATATAAGAGGTTTTTAAAAATGCTACAGCAAACGTATTAGACGAAAAATCGATAACACCATTAAGAATGTCTTGTTTTGCTTTTGAGTAAATAAAATTAGCCACTTTTAGATACCAACATCTTTAGATACCGTAATCCTATATTTATATCCTTTTTCAAAATAATCCTTATTGCTAGTATTGTAACTCGGTGTAGCATCAGATAAAGATGGAAGATCTAGATATACTTCTGGTTTCCAAGAATGCATTTGGATAATTGGTGAAACATTTTCCCATCTACTAATAGATTTCTGAATTTTTTTTCTTTGAGTTTTAAAGTATTCATTAGAAAGAAAGTTCGATGCTGGTCTGTGATTAAAGGTGATGGTTATTCGACCATTATTGGTATTGTTATCTATAAAAAAATCACCATTTTTTGGATTTACAGAATCAATATAAAATTCTGGATTTTTCTGGATTATCTGGTGTGTTACATAGGCGTCCTCAAGAATAGAGTGATCATCTACATACATTTCTTTAATTTGAAGAATTTGCGGAACAGTTAACAGGGAAGAGGATGGAGTAGCAGCATCCTGCATTGTATAAACAATTTTTTCTTCTGGTATAACTTGGCCTGAGGCGTCAAGAATCCCGATAGCACGTATATAATATTCTTGACCCGATATTAAAACCTTATTCCAATAAAGAGTTAAGGTTCTACTTATTGTATTATAATCTGCTAAAGTATTTATTGTTTTGAATGGGTCAGTAACCGCTGATGGGGTAGCATCTGTTGTCTGAACTATAAATCTATTATTTATAATAGAACTTATTTTTATAGTTCTGCCAAATTTTATCTTTACGCTATCCAGACCAACTGAGGCATAGTCTATTAAATTAACAGCCACCGTATGTTCTCCCTTGGAAAGTGTCTCATATTATTAGTAGCGGGGTTTAGCAAAAAAATAAGGGGCAGCTTGCGCTGCCCCCCATCTTTCAAGATTGTATCGTAACTATAACAATCCTAAGGATTAATTATGCCATCTCGTTAGTGACGGTAACCTCATAATTACGGGCTAGTCTAACGTTCTTAGCAACGGTGATTCCTTCTCCGTCACCAAGCATGACAATGTCATAGCGCTCTTTCATCTTCATCGCGCGAATGTCACGAGTTGGATCATCAAATTGATCCGTGCTCATGTCATCCTTGACGAGAAGTACTCCGACCTCATTACGGTCGATCAAGAACACATCTGACATTGCTGGCGTTGAACCACTCTTAGCGGTAAAGCTTACGAATGGTGAGACCAGCACATTCAAGCCCATAGGAGCCGTTGCGTTAAGAGCACCATCTTTCGACTGTGGACGGAAACCCCAGCTGGTATTAACAGCTGCGCCGCCCGCATGAAAGACATTGTCCTTAAGAAACACCGACCACATAAGTGGGTGAAGAATAAAGTCTGTTGGTATATGATTTTCTGCCATAAGAACAGCTGCCATGTCAACAACATCGTCCCATGTAAGTGATAGGTTAAAAGCCCCATCAATTCCACGGCCCGTTGTGTCTCCATAGTCACTGCTAACATTGTCATAGACAATGGTAGAAGCGTCTTTGAAACGACTCAAAGCAATTTGTTCTTTTAAGCGTGCCATTGCGCGGCCTGCGGCACGTACATGGAGGCCTACGATGTCCCAAAGAGAATCGGCAATAACTTCCTCTGTGAAAGCTAACTTAACGCCCTTCTTTGACACCTTACCCTCGATTTGCTTAGCAAATGCGAGAGCTTGTTCTGGGTATTCTTGTCCTTCTGGGATCTCAGCAGCTTGAATTGCATTTACCGCTGGAAATTCCAAAGAACGACCCTTACCAAGGCGTACTGTAGAAAGAAGCGGAGTTACCAAAAGCTGTGGTTCGGCTGCTTCACGAAGAGTACGAGAAATAACCTTTGGGAAGAGTATTGCGGCATCCGAAGAGCCAAACGCTTCCTTAATAGTTACTCTGTTATCTTCGTCAATATGACCGTCCTCAGCAAATGCGGCTTCCCAAGCTGGGAGACCCGAGAGGAGTTCTTGGATTGTCTTACTCATCTTAGGATATATCCTCCTGTTTATTATTTCTTTTTATTATTTTTTTTTTATTAGAGTGTTAAATTAACGCGGAAAGCGCCAACAACATTCGTAACATCTAGGTTTGAGCGGATGCCCAACTTGCCTGAACTTGCACCAGCACGTGTTAGCTCATATACTGTCTTAAGCGCACCTGGATCTGATGGTAGTTGCATATAGGAAAGTAGTCCATCATCAAAGTTCGTAGCGAACTTCTCGACTTCAATTACTTTACCAACTTGCAACCATGGATATTCACCAGCATCTGCTTGTGACAACAGTCTTGGACGACCCATAAAGTCTGGACCAACCAAATCGCCAGCCGCTAAATTGCCATTGATGGTTGAAACCATTGGATATTCGACATAACCTCTGACAATAAAGCCTGCGCCTTGCGATGTACCCTTATCAAACGGCCTGTACAGATCGTATTGTGCACAACCTACTGGGACTGAACGAGCAGCCACAGCCTGTGTATCGCCCGTTGGGCTAGTAACTGGTGTTGCCCCTGCCAATGGATTCCAACCACTGATAGTGTCTCCCCATGTAATTGACGAGCCGCTTCCATTAGCTGGGACGAAGCGCGAATCACCACTTGCATCGGTAACAACCGAAAGAATTGTACCCTTAGGGATAACAATTTCAAAACGATCATCTTCTGAATCTGAATACCATGTTGGCAGTGCGACTGATGGCAAGATATAAGCTGAAGGTGCAATACCCTCTGAAACTACGAAACGACCAGCACCTGTTTTGGTACCTACTTTTCTGAACTTTGCTAATGACATTATATTTTCTCCTTATTGATCTAGTTTTTTTAAAGTTTGCGGCGACCCATTAAGGCATCTACGAACAGATTTTCTGCTATTTCATCTTTAGATTCTGATTTGATGATTACTTCTTCATCTTCCATGGCAACGTTATTTTCTTTTTCTACAACGGTGTCATTTTTGATGATTGACTCATTAAGCTTTTGAAGATTCTTTTTAGTGAATGGTAGTTTAGCTAAATCTCTTAAAGAATCCGTTAAGGACCCTGCAGACCTTGTTAAGTGATCTGTGATAAGCTCTTCCCTATCCTCTACTGCTTCTGTGCCCAATGAAATCTTAGTATCCACAACTCTCTCCACCAAAGTACGATGTAGTGCTTCTCTAAGTTTTGCATTTTCCTGTTGGAGAGACTGAATTTTTTCGTCATCTGCACTTTGCTCAACGGCGATTATTTCGCTTTTGAGCTCTGCTTCTGGCTCTTCTGCCTCTACCTTCCCATCTGATACTACAGCTTCGGCTGAATCAACAACTTCACTAGCTTGTTCTTCTGTCTTTTCTGCATTCTCATCTGAAATCTGTATTTCTGCTTCGGCTGGGATTTCCTCAGCAGAAGGCGCTTGCTGCGCTTGTAGCGTATCTATTGCCTTTGTTATAAGTTCTGCGGTTTCTACTTGACCAGCTACGACCGCAGCAACCAAAGCCACACTAAGGGTGTCAACAACTGATACATCTTGCGTATCGGCTATTGGAGCCTGGTCTTCTGTCGGCTCTATCGAATCAACGATTTCATCTTCTGGCGCCTCTATAGCTTTGGCGGCGATGATTGAAAGATCTTGGCTCAAACCCTCAACGGCAGCCAGAACATCTTCGTTCTTGATATCTTCATCCATGCTACGAATCTCCTTATTATTATCGTTCTCTGAAGATAGTAATGACTTGTCATCAGCCTTACCAGTTTCGCTTTCCTGAAAAGCAAGCGCTGTTAGAAAAGCACCTTTTAAGTGTAAATAAAGTGGCCTTGATTCTTTTCTTTTAAGGCTCTTAAAAATTGATTCATTTTCTTCTAAAGAAACTATATCCTCTTCGTCCATATTAAGAACAAATGCCGTACTTCTTGCTGTCCAATTTTCCGGATTCGTTATTCCATCAGTATTACTAATATCTTTTGATGACCTTACGCTAGATCTTTGGTCTGCTGGTTGATTAACGAACGAGTATTCCTTAAAAGAAATATCTTCCATTTGAATAAATGCTAATTTACCCTTATAAACTTGACCTCTTTTATACTTAGGGGCACGAGGTCTACCGTCAGCTGTTTCTGCAGCAAAGTCTTCACCTGAAATTGAACATATCGCTTTTCCGGCTCTACCACCGACAGAACCCGTGAGATATCTTTGATCTGCAACTTTTTGTGCTGCTACTGGATCTGTTACTGCGATTTGCAATCTTACATATGGAGAGCCATCTTCCTCTTTGTCCATTTTAGCAGCAATAACCCTGCCAATTGGTTCAGAATTGAGATCATGATTTAAAATAATTGGCTTTGGATATGGTTCGACCCAAGACTGCAAGGCTTTTTCTAATTCAACTGCTGAATAGTTATTATAATTTGCAGTAAGTCCGCTCATGAATGGCGGCGACTTCTATTATAAGGCCATACTTTTTATTAAAAGATTCAGAAAATTCAGCTTCCAACTTAGATAGGTCGGGAAGTTGGAGTGTAAAATTTTCGACAAAATCAAATGACATTATACCTGCTCCATTTAAAAATACTAGTGATGTTATAGTAATTGTTTTTTATAAGATTAAACAATCTTATATAGGATATCATACTTTTTCTGAAAAACAAAAAGAGTCTCTCTTGTCACCGTTTTTAAGGAATTCTTTAATCATTCCTCTGTGCATTATATGGGGAGCATAGATATAGGAAGCTGAAAAAAGCTTATAACCCTTATTCCCAGCTTCCGAAGACCAACCTAGGTCTTCCCCTTGAGCATGAAGGTGGTAATTCACATTTTCGTATACATTTTTTGACATCATCTTTGCTGCCATAATGATATCTGATTGAAAATATGTGCCCAATGGATATTGCTCTTTCCTATAAGCTTGTTCACCAATTTCACTTTTCCAATTCATGACGCTTGGATATAAAGTATCTATTGGCGTCATAAACATCAATGGACTAACAGCATCCGCGCCAGAATCAATATGAATCTTTAATAAATTAATTGTATTTGGATTTGTTAATAGGATATCAGAATCTAGACTAAAAAAATACTTAGGCTTTAACTCTCTTACTATTTTTAAAAGATCATTTCTTAGATTAACCATATTCTGGTATTTAGATATACTCCAAGTTCTAGTCCCATCTTTATGATCAAAATGCGGAGAATCTTTTTTTATCTCTATAACGAATTCTGATATATCTGGTCTTGCATTTCTGTATTTAACTAACATATTTATAGTTTCTTCATCATCTGGAGAAACCATAAAGACAAAACCAATTTTTGAAAAATCTAAATTTTGGTTTTCTATACAAGAAATCCAATAAGGGAAAATCCAATCTCTCTTATAGATTGGACAGCCAATCACTAGCTCTAGCATTTTTATTCTTCGCTAATTTTTGTTTTCTGATTCTTTGTCGATACTAGCTTGGTTGACGAGACCAGTTCTTCGTCTTCCACTTTAACTACTGGGGATAAGACTATGACTTCTTCTTTTGGCTTTTCTGTTATATGGGCAATAATAGAATCAAGAACATCGGTTAAAGCTTCAAGTGCTAAACGTGTTTGACCATTGTTAACAGCTTTTTTAAATATTGAATAACTATCTTCTTGCGTATTCTGGCTAGAGGTAATTTTATCGTTTATATTAAACATCGTCATCTTCCTTTATTACATCGGATTGCACTACAGTATACCCTTCATCTAGCAAAGATTCAATTACTGACAAGAAATTATTATCAAATCTTTTTATATCTGGGGATAACTTTCTTCCATTTTGATTCATTGGCCTCATAGCATTCCCAATACCTCTTTTTTTATTAGGAGTATTTGTTTGCCCCTTTTTTGCTGGCGCTTGTCCATCTGAAGTTTTTGGACTTGAGGTCTGACCCTTTGGGGGTAGGATTTGAGCTTGTGCCTGGAGAGTATCTTTTGCCGCACTAACCTGGATAGCACTTTGTAGCGCAGCATTTGTTAGTGCCGTATCCATATCTATATCATGACCTAATGCTTGTCTTGCTTCATCTAGAGTAATTAGGTTACTTATAAATTTTTGTATAATATGGTTTTCTTTTTTAACCTGAGTATCAACATCTATTTCCCTAAATCTGAAGAAGCATCTGTCTGATATCCCCTCTTCAGCTGGATTTGTTATTGGGTCAAAGCCACCTTCAAATAAAAGTTCATTGAATATATTAAGTCTAATCATTTCTGCAAAAAGTTTTTGATATTGTTTTACCTTATCATAAAGGGCTGTATCGAGTCTTTCGGTAACTGATCTATTCCCACCGTTCATCGACATGCCGATATGATGTGGTGCCACGCCTAGTCCAATTGCTACTCTTTCCTTGAAATGATCAAGATATTTACTAGCATCTAGTGCTGCTCCCTCTGCTCCTATTACTTCAACATCATGCCTAAATGGTAGAATCAAACCGCCTTCTGCCCTAAGATTACCTATCTCTATTGCAGCTTGATTTATCTCATCTGGTTCTGCTGGCTGTTCTGCAGTGCCGATTGTATATTTGTATAATGGAAATAGTTCTCTATGAACAAGATTTTGTATATCTTCTTCTATTTGACGAAGTGCGATGACATCATCTAAAACATTTATCAAGAAAGGTGTACCAAAAGCTCTTCCAGTTTTTCTGTCATAATAAAGATGTATTACTTTTTCAGCTGCCCAAACTGGCATATTTTTATCTAGCGTATGCGTTTCAGGATCAGTCTGTTGACGATAAGATTTTGGCTTATTATGTTTATCCCTAAGGATTCTAACCTGTTCAGTTGGGATCAGATAATATCCGACAATAGGGAAATCACCTGACACTGCTTCTAATTTATCTGGAAAATATTCGCTTAAATCTCCACTAGCTTTAACTATAAAAATATTTGATAATTTAAATAGTTGATCAGAAACTTCCATCAAAAAATCAATAAATGGTCTTTTCATGGCTAATTCCATAAAATCTATTCTTTGGTATAGATATGAAACCGCTTCAGGATTTTCTGAAACTATCTCCCAGCCCTCTTTCCAAAAGAGATCCTTGTATTTAGACATCGCCTGCTTAATATAGGAATCAGTATCTATCGCATCTAATAATCTATCAAAATCATATACTGGTTTTTCAAAGTTAGCCCTATTATTGTAGTAATAAGTAGTTCCCTGAAAACCAAGAGCAAGAGCAGCTACTTTCATCACTCCAGAGAGACCCTTAAGCTGAACGGTATCTAAAGCTTTCGCCGAAAAGTTATTAACAGTATCTATAGATTGAAATGGTAAATAGTCTTTAAATGGCATCGTTTGTCCTTACTTAGGCCCGTAAGTAAATAGTAGACTGATTTATCTTAGGCTGTAATCTATTATTTTTCAGTCATTCCTGCGGCATCAAACGTCTTTTTAATAATTAGATTTTTTACTGCCTCAAGCCAAAAAACTGTCTCAGATTCTGAAAAATCGCTTTTATAAGAAAGGTTCTTATCGCTAATCTTAATTTCTAAAATAAACTCTGTTTTTACTGGTTCCTCAACTACCGTCTTTTCATCTACCATAACACTACTCATATTGCTCCTTTAATTTTTCTATTGTTTTTATTAGTTGTTTAATTGTAGCATCTTTAACTATGTTTTCTGTCATTAATTGACTTAATTTTTCCTGAAAACCTATAATAATTAAGTTTATGTCTACATTAGAATCTGCATTATTTGACTGTTGCATTGTATCAACTTTTCTTTCGTTATCCAATATCTGTTGTCCGATAACAGGGTTTGCTTCTCTTGAAACTATCTTAGACATGTATACAGTATAGCATTATTTATTGTTATAAGCCACTATTTTCTTGTTCTTTGCGCATTTCTTCTATAGCTGTATCAAGTAAAGATTCTACATCTTGCCCGCACTCCAAATACGCATATAGTTTTTCAAAGATTATTAAATAATTATCAAGAGAGTAGCTAGAGACATTAAAAGAATATTCAATATTATGCTGCCTTACCAATACTGGTTCTTCTGAAGATAATATTTCCTGAGGAACTAGCATCACATAATGGTCACCAGTTTGCGAGTAGTTTTGTTTTAAAAATTGTATAATAGAGACTACACCCTCAACTACATTATACTGCTCTAATCGTTCCATTTATTTCTCCTATTCTTTAAGAAGCGGAAGTTGCCCTAATTATAGTACTTTGCGTGCTATTAGTATAGATAACTGGATCTCCAGCGAATCTTGCCTGTACGCTTACAGCTTGATAATACGAACCATTTGTTAACCCAGATCTAACTATTATTCCATTAGTGTCTATTAAATTATTAGCTACAATTGCTAGAAAACTTCCACCAGAGGTTACACGCTCTATTGAGTATCGTATCCCATTGGAATTAGCTGGAAGAGAGAAGTTGAAGGTAATTTGGCCACTTGCTGTTGCAGAAGAACCTGTGTGGGAAGTATTGCCTGCTGTCAAAGTTTTTCGAAATACGGTAGATGATGCACTGACTCTAGCGCCACTTCTATACCCAACTTGTTTCGCGATTATTGTCAAATAATATACAGTATCAACTGCTAGGCTATTTCTATAAACCTCATACCCAGAAATACCATTAACGCCGGAGCCATTACTACTGTCGGATGGCGCAATGCCAACCGTCCATGTAGAACTGCTCCCATTAAAATAAACATTCCAAGCTAAATAATTAACACCACTTCTATTAAATGGGGCGCTTGTGACAAGTGGGGTTGTAAGCGCTGGAGTACTTCCGCTGGCAGAACCATTGCGGCTGCCTAAGTCTGCACCATTCCAATAAGTTGTGACACTTAAAGTGTAATATTCATCTGGGTATACACCAGTACCACTGGATCGGTTAAACGTTAAGCTTGTAGCACTGGAAGATCCGTTTGTGACTGGAATTCCGCCATCTCTAGTTAGAGAATAAGCATAGTCCCCACCATTGGCACCGTTTTTGTTAACGCTAAAGGAGACGCTTGCAGCGCTTGAGGTAGCTGACGAGCCGGTGAACGTAACTGTAGGCGCTACTGATGATATTACATCTGTCAAATTAGTTGAAGCTATTTGTCTTGTTTGAGGTGACGAGAAATTAGTTATATAGTGTGAGGTAACCGTGAGTGTATATGCCGCTCCTGCACTTAAGCCGCCAATAGTAAAGTCCCCAGTCGTTGTTTCAGTGCTGTCAGAGGCAACCGTCGCACCGCCACTATTGCGCAGCACCCAACTAAAGTAATCTGCGCTGTAGTAGGCCACCCTATATGTTAATGAACTAGTTGTATTGCCTACATATATAATACTTGGGGTAACTACAGAAATTACATCTGTAGTTACATTTAGAGTTAAATAGCTTTGATCTTCTGGATAATATTCATCATCACCATAGTGAAGACGATAATCTATGCCTACAGTTTGATTTTGATATAGAGTATAAGCGTTAGCATAAAATGTTGCGACTCGCGCATTAGATTGAGCTGATGATGTTAAAGTATTTGGATATGTGACTACAACTTCAATAATTGCTGGAAACTCCGAAAATTGTTCTACAGTCCCCTGAGTTATCACAAAAGTAACACTATTATAGGTTTTAGATACAGAAATACTTGGAGCTACTTTTACTAATCTAGTATAAAAATTATTCCAAGTACTACCATTCCATATTTTGCCGTAATTAACAGTATTCCAAGTTGAACCATTATAGATATTAATATTTTTTGGATTAATCCAAGTTGAACCATTATAGATATTAATAGACATTTATATCACGACAGCCAAATATCGCCTCTAGCTGGAGTCGGTGGCGCTCCAGGACGATATGTAATATTTTTCAAAGACAAAGTCCCCACAGGATTACTGGCACTAGCAGAATTTATAATTTTTGCTAAATTTCCAAATGATATTTTAGCTGCGTTGTATGCGCCAATACTTGGCGTATTAACCTCAGAAAAATATACTACACCATCATTATTTATTTCTAGCCCAGTAGATACAGACCCGTCGTCGCTTGTTGAGTCCCAGCTATAATCTTTAGTTATTTTTCCGGTCCCTATTGACATCCCTCCGATAGATCCTGATATTGCAGTGACAGTTCCGCTTATTACTAAAGTACTTGTACTTGAATCCCAACTAAATTTATCCCCAAGAGAGAAATTGGCTTGACCCCCATTTTTTGCAACATAAAAAGCTGTATCAGCGTTCTTAAAATTTCCTGTACCATAATACATTTGAGTAGAATTAATTGTTAATCCACCGAGAAAACCATCTGTATATATGGCGTCACCAAACTCATCGACAGCGGTAGCCGCTGATTCGTCTGCGTCATCTTGATTTATAGCAAGGCTGCCGTCAACTAATCGAATGGTACCACTTATAAATAAACCTGTTCCATCCCAAACAAGTTTATCCTTTAATGAAAAAAATCCATCACTATCAACATAAAAACCAGTGTCCAGACTATTATAATTACCAGCTCCCAAAAATATTATCCCACGATCACTTCCCGTGGATAACAGTTCAAGCTCACCGGTTAAAGTTATGGAATTAGCTGTTATATCTCCAGTATTAGCTACTCTGAAAGGTGCAGTAGCGTAATTGGCACTGTTTGCTCCACTCCACATATTCCCCTCTACATCCACATGGAATGACGTCTCATCAGTTGTCCCTAAATCTTCACCAATATCTAACTTAGATCTAATACTAGCTTCATTAAATACTGCCCCACCAGCTCCATCAATTTTCCAACCAAACCCTCCGCTTGTCGCATCTGCCGCCAAGTAATTACTAGATTTTAATACTGAATTAATACCATTTAATATAATTTCATGAGAACCAATAGTTCCTGCCGTAATTTTACTAGCGGTTAGACTACTAACATATTGACTATCTATCAGTGGTGTATCGGTATCAGTCTGAGTCAAGGCTGTCCATACACCAACATTACCTGTGGTGTCTATTCCACGAACCCTGCCCCAATAAGATTTAGCTACTGTATCAGTGCTATTGGGAACTGCTACAGTAAATACATTAGCTGGATTAAAACCGGATGATGTTTTATCTTCCACTCCTGCCGCATCGGGGTAAAGCTCATACTCAAAAGTTTCAAAGTCTACATCACTAATAGCATCAAATGTGAACATAACATTCTGGAATGATGCGTAAAGTGCAAGATTTTTTATATCCGAGGGTATCGTGGCATCTTTGGGCATAGTGACAATAATGGAGCTAGTACTATCGGAATAAATATTTAAATCTGGATTTTTAGTACGCACATTAATAAGATAACTTTTTCCTGGTTTTAAATTTCCTATTTTTCTTTTTACAATTGCCATTACTGCCTCACTTCCATTATTGTTCCCAATAATGAAGAACTAATTTCTTCTTTCTGCAAAGATAAAGAATTATCTAAGGTAAATTTATAGTTTTTAATATTTATTCTTCCATTAGAAGATAGTATATTTTTTTCATAATTAGCAACTATTTCAAAAACATATTTTTTATATAGAAGATCTGTTTTAGAAAAAACTAGACTATCCACCTGTAGTATCTGACTGTATAAGTCTATTTCTTGCCAGTCTAACACAACTTTGTTTTCTTCATCATAAGAAAGAAATCTTATTTTAAATTTTCCATATGATGAATCTTTATTACAATATAGATTAAAATTTGGTCCAGTAAAAGTACCTATTAAAGATGCCCCCGTATTTTGGGAAATACCATCATCCCAATCTACCCCCGCATTCATAAAGGACATATTGTAATGTCCCCCCAAATTTGGGCTTCTAATATAGGACGCTATATCTACATCTTCTTCAGAGCTTAAAAATTGTGCTAGAGATTCTTCGGAGTTTTGATAGACTGAGGTTGAGTTCTTTTTTATTAATTTTAGATTATTAGTTTTATAATATAAACTATAACCCTTATTTATACCTGAATCTTTATTATGATCTTCTGCAGCTTTGAAATATAGAATAGTACCCACTAGCTGAGTTATTACTGGAGTAAAAAAATAATTATCATGAAGATTATCTTCATAAACAACTATATATGAATCTGGTTCTGAATTTTCACTTTTTACATATACATTATTACTTAATACTAAAGTAGAAAACATATCTATATTTAGACCACTTACATCTACAAATAGCCAAGAATCTTTTAATATATTTTCTTTTGGAATAGGAAAATTAATCCTTCGCCTTAAGTTAGGATAGACATCTTCACTGTCTAAATCTTTATATCTAAACCAAGCCATAATTAAACCTCATATATAGAAATTTCATATTCATAATTATAAATATCATTTTCCTTTGTTTCTATATCTAGAATCGCTTCTACGATAGGAGTTCCACCTTCGGTAATATCAATTTTTATACTGGAAACTTCTAATGATACAGGAGCTGGTGTATCTATTGTTTTTTCTTTTCTTGGAGTTTCATAATCAATATCTGTAGATTTTATTCTTTGGCTTCCATCGATACCAGTATGTAAATGTTTTGAAGGTGAAATCCCGTCAATTTTAATATCTTTTTCAAGAATAATATCTCCAGTTATTAAACCACCGTCTCTAAGTAAGTATTGAGGATGATGATCTTTGTCTAAACCATCAAGATTACCATGATCAGATGTTAGATCACTTTGTTCATTATAATTTATATATGATTTTTTATAAATTGAAGAATATGTATCTTCTACCACTTTTTTAATAATTATTTTTTTACTTTTACCTTTAAATGAAAGTTGAAAAATATAATTTGAATACTTTCTTTTTTGACTAACCAAATCAAATACCTTTTCGATCTTAGATTTAATAATATTATTTCTTTGGATTAAATCACTCAAAACCATACCAAAGTTTGCATTCATAACATTCGTAGCGATCATTAGTTCCCCAGTAAGACTAGGACATGCTGTGGAAAATGTTGTTGTATAATAATTTAGTTCCATAGGAGATACTATGTTTATTTTAAAATTTAATGTTTGTTTTAAATATCTATCATAAAAAATACTACAATTATCTACATATTCTCTTTTAAGATTATTTAGGAGATTAACAACTTCTTCATTTATAGCTTCTAGTCTGATCGAAAAAAATGTTTGGAATTCAACGGCTTGCTTTTCAGTAACTTTACCCAACTCGGAAATTGGTATTTCTGATGGTGATGATGTGATCGATTCGACAATGCGCTTCGTGCATTGTGATGCAACTTTTGCCCATGCGTCGAATTGAATTGCGACTTGCTTTTGTGAATCGTCTTCATATTCCTCCTGGAAATTTACTATTAAAAAGTTTTTGATATAATATGCTTCATTTAACATTGCTTTTAATAAGCTTCTAAAATTTAATAAATAGGAAAATACACTTTGGGAGCAAACTTGGTTAAATTCAGATATAAATCTTCGAGCGATAGTAGACATCGACCTTTCTGCATATTTATATTCCTCAAAACTTACAAAGTCCGGTTCGGGCAAAGATATATCATTATATTTACGTATTTCCTCCCATAATTTACTGTGTGTTTCTGATAGGTCTGAAGTTATTGTTTGATTTAAATATATTTTGAATAAAATTTGTTCTATAGATGTTATTGTTTCATTTATATAATTAAATATTTGGAATGATTGTTTTTTTAAAATATTTAAGTTTGGCCTATAGTCTGGAGATAACGACTGACTTTTGTCCATAGCTGTAGCGTTAATATATGCTTTTGTACCAGCATCCTCGTTATTGGTTTCGTTAAAAAAAGATACATCCGACTTATATTTATTAAATATAGACTGATCTGCACTCTGATCTTTTTGTATATTATTCACGGCCATATTTTATTTAAAACATCTTTCTACTATTTTTTTTACCAGAAGAACTTTTTCTAGTAAATTTTGCTGGAGATAGCTTTGCAGCCCTCCCAATTATTGCGTATTTAGGTTCGACATCTTCATCTTTCACAGTTTTTGTATTAGGCATATAAAAGTCATTAGAAAAAGTTTCGGTTTTTGTAGCATAGTTTGTCATAGAGAACTCACCATAATTTTGAGTAACGGCTAGCAAAGCTAACATGAGGGCATCGTGTGCATGATCCATCGCACTGCCGCTTGCTTCAAAAATTGGTCTACCAGTTTGAGTTGTTCTTATAACTATATAGGATATTAATTGCATATAAAGTTCTTCGTCAGATTGTGAACAAAGGATTCTTTCCTTTTCTAAAAATTGACGGACATTATCAACCATATATGGTTTCATTTCTTTTTTAATTAACATTTTAGTATATGGGTCTCTAACCTCGACTGATTCGGCGAATGAAACTCCCTTTACTCTTTCTCTAAGATTTGATCTAGGATTTTCAACACCATATTTATGCAGTAGTTCAACTTGGACTTCACCAAAACCTCTATCAACATAAATGTGTCTTGGTTTAAATATTTCATTTAACTGGATTATCCTATCAACTGCTTTAGTCAAAGTATATTCAGATTTATCAATTTCTTCTCTATATGAAACTCTACACTTCCCCCTGAATCTTTCGTCTTCATAATTTTCTGCGCAGACTTCTACAATAACGATATTTGTTCCTGCTCCATATTTATCCCAATCAACCCCAATAATATGGAACGATCTAGCTGAAGTTATCTCTGCGTTATAATCCCAAGATGGTTCTATAAAAGCTTTATCAACATATTTTCTTGGATAAACACCCTCTGAATCTTCTCCCCAATCCGCCTCAATTTCATGACGATAACCCATTTCTGTATACTGTTCTCTAAATTCATCTTCTTGTTCTTTTGAAAAAAAAGGATTACAGTTATGAACCAATAGCCCATTCGCTATATAGGAATTGGTATTCTCAACTTCAAAATTATATACAGTGCCTTCATATTGTGTAGTTGTTTTGCCCGATAACAATAAAGCATAACTTTGATTATCTATTTTCTTTTTACCTAACATAGTTTTTTTACCAGAAACATCCCAATCAACTGCATAAGACTTAGCCATCTTATACGCAAGGTATTTTTTACTAATAATACGTTCCGCCTCTTCGTTAGCAGATATACTTGGTAAAAATCCATTAATTCTTGCACATATAGTTTGAGTTTGTTTTGCCAAAATTCTAGAAGATGTTCTGAATATAATATTCAACCCTTTATTTACATAGCCATCTCCATCAGCATATGATAATATCATTTTTTCTTGGAATTTAATAGGAGCTTTCATTAGAATTGGATGGATTTGTTTCTCTAAAGAGTTTCTTCCACATAAATAATCTAATAACAATGCAAGTGGCGCATTGGTAACCCTTAGACATACTGCATTATGGTCTTTTCTATATGTCCTGCTAAGAGTGCCAGCAGAAAGATTATTAAGAGATTCCTCGATAAGATCAATAAATTCATCTTCTTTACTATTCAGAGTCCAACCAGCAGCCCTATAGTTACCTTCCTTATCTTTTGCTTCTAAGTGTCCTTCGGCTAAATACCAACCAATTAATATTGCCAAATCTTCATTTTTTGAAGAAATATATCTTGGAAAATCATTAACTATTTTTCTTCCTTTTTTCTCATTTTTAACAAGTTGTACTCTTCCTGGTTTATTCTCAAATAAAATATTTTTAAAGATCTCTAAAAGATCAATATTAAATTCCTTCTCCTCTACATCAATAATAGATCTAATTAAGTCCCCAGAATTTGTATTTCTCCATTTTGAAAGCTCTAGATTCCTTACTTTAACCCATTCCCAATTATATATTTTTTGCCTTCTAACTCTTTTTGCTGTGCTAAATGGGTGTTCTCCAGTAACTATTACTTCAGTATTATCTCCATACGTTTTAATTTTATATATATCACCAACAAAATCTCTTTCAAATATTTTTAATACTTTTTGAGATCCACTTTCTGTTAAAACATAATCGTCTTTTTCTATTAAATGTATTTCCTTAAAAGATCCATCAGCCATTGTGATCAAAGTAGCCCTATCAAAGCAATACGATGGAAACCAGAATTCTTGGAATCTCTCTGATCTACACCACTCCCAAAATTTTTCCCTTCTACCAGTTGGGGTAGAAGCCCCGATCATCATTTTATCCTCTTGATCTTCTGATGTCTTTTGAAGCATCGCGTATAGTGCGTCGAGGTCGTCTACATGCATATAGTCCATTTCGTCAAGAACAATTACATGGGCTTCTTGACCACGAGCTACGTCAGACTTACCCCCAGAACGCATACCTGATGTAAAAAATCTTATTGTTGAACCGTTAGAAAATTCCATCATAAATTGAGGACTAGTTACTTTTCTTGTTATTGAATTTATAACAACCGCATTTTTTGTTGCAATGCGAGAAATTTCTTGATATATTAATTCTACCTGAGTTTTCATTGGCGCAATGACTAGGCATCGGCCCTCTTTGTGAGTATAACTATAATGGAGTAGCGTTATAGCTAGTGTAAATGTTTTTCCGTAGACGACGACCAGCTCTTAATACCTTTCTAAGAGAAGGATCTCTTAAAATTAGTATTTGATATACTCTAAGTTGAACCTGAAGAAAATGTCTTGCCCACATAACTGGATCTTTAGCAATATGCATTTGCCTTTGATGTTCCCCGGAAATTCCTAGATCAAGAAGCTCTTTATCAATTTCGAACGGTTCATCAACCAATAATGCAAGTTCTCTATTGGTTAGCTTTCTTTCAATTATTGGTGTACCATCAGGCCAATTAATGTGTCTTAGTTTATTTTCAAAAACCCATTCTATTCTAGATATTTGTTTAGACAGCTCTATATCTTGATCTTTTATTATTTCTAAAAGATCTTCTCTAGAAAGTTTTTCTATTTTTTTTCTAAATTCTTTAGTTTTATTTATCATATTTACCCGAAATGGGCCGCCATCATGCCCGCTTCATTCCCAAGTGCACTCCTAGCATTAAGTCTAGAGTTTTGTATTGCCATTACACCTCTAGATCTAGAGGTCGCGGCTGCCTCAGTATCTCTGTATCCCATCCCAAACATAGGTTTGTTAAATGATCCCTGTAATGATTTTTCTGCGTCTCTAGCTAAGTTTATACCACTTTTAATCGCCACGCCACCCATTTTACCTATATCATAGATTATACTTGCAGTCGCCAAAAGATTTATCCCAGGCAGCGCCATAGCAAGCCCTCTAGCTCCCAAAACTTTAGCTCCGCTCTTAGTCATTAAAGCTTCGCCAATACCCTTAATCCCCATTTCTTTAAAGAGACTTCCTTGTAATAAAGTTTGAGCTCCCTTTTCCCCAACATACTTTGCTCCACTTCTTCCAAGAAAGCCTTCTTCTCCTAATAGCCCGGCAAACTGTGTTACGGCTTTTTTAGCTCCTTGTTCGGCGGCTCCGGATAAACCAGCTATTCCTGCAAAACCAGTTGCCCCCCTAACATATCCGGCCATATATCTGGTCCCCGCACCCGCCATTGAAGAAGCTAGAAGATTACCCCTAGTGCCCACTTCGGAAACTGTTCCACTTAACCCCATTATAGTCTGAGCTCCTCTTATTTCACTGTGCAGAGCTCTTCCTACAGCTAATCTTTCTGCAGGTGTTGATATACCCATACCCACCATATACCCTGTATCTGCACCAATGCGCGCGGCACTTGTGCCTACGGGAAAACGTGCGGCATTCGCAAATCCCTGTGGAGTATTTGTTCTGGCCAATCTTTCAATCCCAACATCAAGTTTTTTTAATTTTGCAAGTGCTTTTGCATTCCCTTTAAGGGCTTGTCTTTCTAAATTATTTGCTTTTCCCCCAGTAATAATTGAGCCAAAAAGACCTGGACCCAATATATTTTCTCCCTTGGCAGCTCCGACTGTTTCAGCCAACTTACCTAAAGGGCCAAACCTTTGCTTTCCGATTGATCTTAACCCTTGAGCATAAGTATATGTACCCCCCTCATTTGTAAGTGCACTAAGACTACTGATTCTCCCTAAGGCTCTAGGCCTTGCTGTAAGTGTATTAACCCTTGCCCCATAACCTATTGGATTGGCGCCCGCTTTTGCCGCCATTTTTGAACGCCTGTTTAATCTGCCAAAGTTCATAAATTGTTTGCCAGTATTCATATCTCCTTCGGCTAAAGTCATTGCCCCCTTTCTAAAGCCACCATATTTTTGAGCCGCTCTCCCTGCTCTGCGCCCGGTGACATCATCCATAAAGCCACCGCCGGCCATAATTGTTCTAGAAGATCTACCCGCTTGGAAAGCAATACCCGTAGTTATTCCCGGTATATGTTCCCCAATACCAAATAGTGCGTTTGGCCCTAGCTGTTCAGGTTCATATGGAGTTGGCATAGCTGGATTAAGATTTATCACTGTTAATAACCCCTTCTTGAATTATGCATTCCGAGCACTATGTTCCCACTAGCATTTAGATTCTCGGCGGTTAGCAGTGAGGTGTTGTTGGGGCCGGTACGAAGAGTGCTCTGGTTACTTCTTATTCTCCCTAGAGTTGCAGCAGGGACCGATGCCGCCCCACCTAAGCCACCAATAGTCGCACCTATACCTCCACCAATTAAGGCTCCCTTTTTACCCCATTTTGATCCTATTAGTCCACCAATAGCACCACCCGCAGTACCCATAACACCAGTCGCAGCGGCTTGTACTCCTACGCTAGGGCCAGGTCCATATATGTCATAAGATTCCTTCAGAGGCCCTGATGCTGCGCCCACTGCTGCGCCCACTGCACCAGCCCCAATTATAGCTGCTGCTCTATTCTTAGTCCCCTTTGATATTAACTTTGCTGCTGCTCCACCACCTATTAGACCACCTACTGCTAATGCTCCTACACCCAAGCCTACTGCACCTGCAGTCCCACCCAAACCAGCCCCAGCCAAAAAACCGGGGGACATAGGCCTACCCATAAAAGCTTCGTCGGCATATGGGTCTCCAAATGCTGTGTCTAAAGCAGCTTCTTTTGCGGAAGAACCAATTCCCTTTGCTACCCCCGCTAAACCAATTGCACCAAGAGCTAATTTAGTCCCAGGATTTTTTAAAACCTCTGTTCCAATATTTAGAATACCCATTTATTATCCTCCGAATAGGTGGGCATTTTTATTCGGGCCCATCCTATAATGATTAATCTTATTTCTATTTAATTCGCCGACAACACCTGCTGTAGATAAAGAATCTGATCTGAATGAAGAAGAACTAATATTTGAACTAGATGTATCTGACATCATTTTTGCGGGAGAATAATTTTCTTCCGGTTGCTGATCCATTGTTTCATTATAAATTTGATTACTCTTATATCTCTTATACATATAGTAAGCCGCTCCAGCTCCGACTATAGCCCCAGCTGTTCCATAAACTTGGGGTTTATGTCCAACAAAGAAAGATAATACAGAACTAGCTTCACCCCCCATTTTTGCTCTAGTCATTTTCTGTCTAGCCCTACCCCCAATCCCAAGTTCATTTATTTTTTCTGCCATTCTATTTAGATGTGGTATAGCGTCTCTATTCGCTGCTTTCATTGTAGGTTCTGATATACCACCAATTGCCATTTCGCTAATAGCCATTGCCTTTGCGTCAACTGAAGCTCCAACCCTGATAGTGTCTCCAATAAAGTCTAAATGACCTGCGACTTGTGTCACTCTTCTTTCATTTTCCAGTTCAAAGCCTGCTCTTGCTAAATTTGAAATAGTTCTAGTGGCTTCTTCGCCACCCTGAAACCCATATACTATTCCATTCTGCTGCATGTGTTCAGCTAACATCTCCGTTACCTCACCGAGTACTTGATCTCTTGTACGCCCATCAGACATACCAGTTTTTATTATGGAGTCAAAATGCATCCCCATTCTATTTAACTGTCCAGCAACTAGATCATCAGCTGTATTTTCGCCAATCCCCCTTATAGAATCATCAATTAATTGTCTTGCAATAGGCACGTAGTCTTTTGTCTTTGCGTCGGATCCTAGACTCCAAAGTAAGTTAATAAGGTCTCCATCTTTTCTATTTGAGATGCTGTATGATAATACACCTTCTTCTACTTTTCTGCCCATATTTTCCAGTGTACTTTGCAGTATTTCTGCGGGGAGTATAGTTTTAGATCTGGTTCCTAAAGTCCCGTCTGCGCCGCGCTTAAAAATATCTACAAATTCTTTCTGTTTTTTAAAATGAGATATTCCTGTTTCTGTAAAAATATCCATATCAGAAGCATAACTTAAAGATTTTATTTGTTTTTCAAGACTTTCTTTTTCTATATCTGATATTCCCTCTTTAGACATTCTTGCCCTTAAATCTAGCCTTGCTGCTTCTGCATTTTGTTGAGTGCCTTCTGCCATAATTGTATTAAATACTTTACTTCTAGTATCTAAGAAATTATATGGTCCGCCTACTCTTGCACCAGCTTCTGCTGTCCTCATAGCTCCAGCCATGTAAGCTTCTGTTGTGTTCTGATTAAAGCCAACATTAAAATTGGTTATATCGGATCTACCAGAAAATGCTATTTTTATTTTTTCAGATAAAGACTGTTCAGAAGAAAAATTACTATATATATTTCCTATAGATCCCAAAATATTTTCTGAAGTTAGGTTTTCAGATACACTTGATATATGAGACATAAGTTTTCCTATTTCTAATGCCCCACTATTTTCTGCATAAGTTATACCGAAGTTTCTAACACCTATTCTGCCCCCCTTCCCACTTAATGCATCTATTAATTTACCTCTTCCTCCAACGTATCTTTTAGTGCCTTCAGAAGTTTCTCTTACAAATCTTTCTTCTTCCTTATCATATCTTATATTACCAAGAATCCCCTTTCCTTCCTCCGCTTTAGTTTGATAGGAAAAGACTACTCCCTGAAGACCGGCATCACTTGCTGCATAGTCGAGCGCCTGTTTGGACAAGTGTTTAACATTTGCTATATTTTTTGTTGGAACCAAGGCACTAGATTTGTATACAGTAGATCTCATCTCATCAGCTATTAACCTGTCCTCCTTGGACAGTGCCGTGTACACTGCGCTTCTTCCCCCTTTATCATTTCTCCCCAATTGCAATCTTTCAGATGGATCTGAAATTGTTGTATATTTATTTATATATGATTGTAACAATACGTCGGCGTCTGCTAAGTGGGAGCCTTCGCCAGCTCCTGTTAATTTAGCAAGTAACACCTGTGCCGATTCATCGCCGGCCCTTGCATCTCTTACTATTCTTGCTGTTATATCCGTATTAAGAGTTATTGCCTCCACCGATGCAGATACTGCTCCACCGCCTATCCTTGTATCCGCCATTGTTTCTGGAGAATACATATATCTTCTATGTAGTTTCCCCATTTCTAGATCCCTTTCTGCCGGAGATGAAAAAATTTTCCCAGCCATTTCTTTCTCAACTGCTTGATTTGTCAGATCATTCATATAAGCCCTGTTATATTCTAACGTATCTACTATCGTAGTTGTACCATCGCTGATTCTCGTCAACAGTGTATCAACTGCACTTTGCGCGCCTTTGTGATTAGAATATCCACCCATTTGTTTCATTGTGGATGTAAGTTTTTCAATATCAAAATTTATATTATGCCCCATAATAACATTATCTTTTTTGATTAAATCATTTATCAACTTTGTTGATCTATCTAAGAAATCTTTTCCTCCATTAGCAGAAGAAATAACATCTACTGGTTTTACTCCGGCTCCAAACAATTCACTAAAAGGCCTACCCTCTCCATACATCATCCCACCCAATTGCTCAGACTGAAAACTCATATTAATACCTGAAGTTATTTTCCCGGAACTAGATATATCTGCTGTGGCCATTTGTACTATTTGCGAACCTCTAAATATCCCAGATGTTTCTACGTCTAACATAGTTACGCCCCTAGTGCCTAATACATCAGATATATTTCTTAATGTTGTTTTACCAGTTCTTTCGTTTACGTCAAACATTTGCCTAAGCACTCGTGAACTCATTAGGTTTGAAGTACCCACATTAAATGCATCAAGACCGCCCTCTGCTTGCATCAACATTGAATATTGATCTATTTAATAATACTTGAGCGGGGTTAACTAATCCGTTCCGCGGTTTCAGTGGCATACTTTGTAGATAGCCTATATAGGTTAGAGGAAGGCAGCTGTATACCAGGCGCACCATGCTTCTGAAATATTTTAGGGATTCTGAGAATATCTTCGGTATATACTCTTCTAAATTCATTCCCTATATTTGCTTCTAAAACATTAAGATTTATTGATCCACCACTACGCAAAAAATCTATATCTACGCCGGCAACTTTTGAGGGATCTAAGTGAGTATTTAGCGCGCTTTGATATCTTTTCTCAAAATCTGTATACCTATCAAGAAAAGCTTTTCCAGTACCATATATATCATCCGCAATATCCGTAGAAATTTTTTGAGTAAAAACTCCACCTGCCTTTGCCCCTGAACCTCTTAAGGGTCCTGCAAGTGCTCTGGATAAATGTTCTCCGAAATTATTAGTCGACTTCATCTAAAGGAGTTTCTAATTGATTAATCGTCTGTGCTTCGATATAGTCATCAACTTCATATGTCCCAAGTTTCTGTCTTAATATTTTTTCTTTTTGTATTTGGACTGCTTGGACTTTATACATTATATCTGAAATTGCCTGCGCGCTATCCATCTGCATCTGGCCCACTTTAGCTTTTGCCTCTCTTGTGGCAAGCAGTTGATTGCGAAGATCTTTTTTTCTTTTATGTAATCTGTCTTCTAATTCAACCGCTAAATGTAATTCTTTTTTCATAATAGGATTGCCATGCGTATCTATCCCAATAATATTTTCTTGGATAAAATGCTCTTTAGCAAGGAGTTTTGTTTTGCGAAGATATTGAACTTCTTGATCCACTAAATCTCTAATCATAGAAACTTCTACCAAGTTCTCTTCATGCACATCTAATTGTTCCATATATTCGAGTGTAAATTGAGAAACCATTGCCATCTCTATGGGACATGGCTTTCCTTTAGGGGCTAAGTTTACCTTGTGTAATGGACAAGTACCGGGCAAATATACATCGCTCTGCTTCGCAATTCATAGGGATAGATGAGAACATACTTGTTCTAGTTTTTTGAGGACGAATTAGTTCAACAGCTTTTGCCTTATCTTCATCTGACCATTCATCGGGGAAAAATAAATCTGGGCGTAAATTCTCAAACTGTTTTAAAAACTTATCTTTATCTTCAAATTTTTCTATATTAGCCATTAAAATCTATCCAATCAGAACTGTAAAAATTTTCATCTTTCCACGTCTCTATTAAAGCACTTCGACATCGACTGCAAAAATATTCTTCTTTAGTAATTATAACAGAATTATAGTATTCAACATACTGTTCTTTATTAATTAAATCAAGATTTGATGCACATCGTGGGCACAACACATCAGATCTCTCCTAGCAGTTTCATTAAACCCCTTTGAAGTTTCCCCTCGGTTTCATCATTGATGGTTGTATGCACAAATGTATTTATCTCCCTAAGTTCGTCTGGAGATAAATATGATGATATTTTATATCTTGCGCCTTTACAAATCTCACAATAGGGTTCAGTATTGTCGGTGTAACAAGGGCATTTTTCTAAAATGTCAAAATATTCTAATGCGTCAGCTATATTCAACCATTTACTCTTGAATAGCTTTTTTGTCTGCTCTTTATATGCTCTCAATTTTTGAGAATCTGTAGATAATAATGTTCCCATATCTAAAGAATTTTTCATAAGTTCATTTATATTTTTATATAAAAAATTTGCTAGTTGAAAACCACCATTAACATCTGTATAATTTTTCCAATCATTCATCATATTACCTTTTCTATTTCTTATGGATTTCTTCCTGATCCTGGTCTAGCTCTTGTCATTGGTCTTGGTGCTGCTCTTTGCTGGTTTCTATTATTATACATGCCCATACTACCTAAACCTATACCCCCCGCTGCATACCTCGCCCCAACTTGGGTTCTCCTTCTTGAGGAGGCAACCTTAACGGCTTCCAAGTGTGTTAGTCTATCTCTTTCCCATTTTGATCCAGAACTAAGGGAACTAGCATATCCGACTACGGGCTAACCCTCTCTCGGCAATCATACTGTGTCTTCTTGCGCTTCTACTCCCGCCCGACATGTGTTTCCCAATAGCTTCTGGGCCTAAACCCATTTTATTTAATACGCGTCGACCATAACCAATTCCAGGTGGCATATTAGTAGTTCCTTATTCCTTTTTGTGCTCCTGGGACTCTACTTCCAGTGCCAGACCCTCTACGCCCCCTTAACATCCCATATCCACCTATAGCGCCTGCTGCAATGGCTGCTGATCTTCCGGGGTACTTTCTAATTTTTCCGCCAATAGATCTACCACTAGTTTTTCCACGTGCCACCGCGGATGATAATCTTGAATCAGATCCATCTGGCATGTTAGTGTTCCCTCGTTCCTTTATGCTTAAAATTTCCCAATGTTAATATTATCAATAATAATAGTAATGCTGCAATTATACTACATTTACTTTCTTTATCGGTTTTACTACTTTAAAATGAAAATCATCGTCAAAATAGTCTATATTAAAGATTGTTCCCTTAGGTACTGTCGAACTTATTAGAGTCTTGGCTATTGATGTTTCGATCCCATCTCTGCGGATTTGCGCTAATCCTCTTGCGCCCTTGATTGTATCTATACCCTTTTCTATCAGTCCATCTATAACATTTTGATTATACTCAATATTAAAACCCTTTTTATTTAATTTATTAGAAATAATTTGCATTTCTAGTTCGGCTATATGTTCACAGTTTGCTCTTGTTAGATGGTTGAATATTATTGTTTTATCTATCCTATTCAAAAGTTCTGGTCTAAAGTATTTTCTAACGGCATCAAGTGTATTTCTTTCTACCATTGATTTAGATGGTATTACGGTTGTTCCCTTTTGGTAATTCACATTTTTGTTAAAACCTGTTCCAGAACCAATCATATGATCTACTGTTTTATCATTGCCCAAATTAGTTGTCATTATTATTATTGTATTTCTAAAATCTACTGCTGTGCCCTTACCATCAGTAATCATACCTTCATCGAATACTCTCAAAAAAGTATTCCAAATATCTGGGTGGGCTTTTTCAACTTCATCAATTAAAACAACTGAGTTAGGATTTTTTTGGATTTGATTTACTAACTGACCACCTTCATCATGGCCAACATATCCGAGGAGGTGAACCTATTAGTTTTTGATTTTCATGTTTTTGTTGGTATTCTCCACAATCTATTCTTACCATTGGATATTCTGAAGAAAAAAGATATTCGTGTAATGTTCTAGCTAAGTGTGTTTTTCCCACACCTGATGCGCCCGCAAAAAGGAATACACCCAAAGGTCTATTTTCATCATTTAAACCAACTTGTGATCTTAATAATGCTTCACAGATTACACGTATAGCTTCATCTTGTCCGACAATGCGACTACCGAGATTATGTTCTAATCCTAAAAATTTTTGCTTAGATAGTTTTTTGGGTACTGCACTTTTGTCTTTATTTTTTGCAGATCCTTTAGAGCCTTTTGTTCTAGTTAATAAATTTTTTATTTCTTCAAAGTTACGATCTGTCGATAAATCATAATCCTCAATACCATATGAATAGGCAATAGCGACCCAATAATCAATATCTAATCCGTGGATTAAGCATCACACAGCCGGTATATAGTGCCTCTACACATCTTTCAGCATCGGGTCTTAGCATTATTCCTAGCGCTTGCGATATTTCTGTTTTAAGATTAAATATTACATACTGTAATACTTTTCGTCTACGTTCTTTTTCTGTTCTAGAATCTAATTGAGATGTGAATGATTCTATTTCCTCTGGTTCAAGGACCTTATATTTTACATAGGCATTTAGATCAGGAACATATATCTGATAAATTTTCATTTTGCTCCGATCATTAATTTTAATTTTACTCACTATATATTAATATAGTATATTATTATATATATACATATTAGTTATTTATATATGTATATAGTAAGGGGGTAGGGGGTAGGGGGTAAAATCCCAGTCTACTATTTTATTTTATCTCAGTCAAGTTATTTATCAAAGTTTCTTATATTTTCTATACTAGGCTGATTTTCTTCACACGGTCCAGAGAATGCCCAATATTTTAGTAAATCTGTTGGAGTGTTAAATCTATTTTCGAGTAAATATACTGCTCTGTAAAAATCATCTGTAAGTTCTATTCTGCGTTGCATTTTGTTTCCTAACTGTATATAATTCCGTACATCAATTATATCATCAGAAAAGGAGTAATCATTATGTCTAAAGAGATTAAGCCATCACTAGAATATCTAAAACAGTTAACAAAAGGACGAGAAAAAATTAGACAGCTAATGCTGGGGCAGGAACCTCAAACACAATCTGAGTTAAGGTTTGTTGAAAGCAAAATTATAGACAAAATAAGAGAAGTAAAGACTGCTCTTTCCATGGAAGTATGATAATATATATCCATGGATGAATCAAAGGCATTGGATGTCGTCATCGCTCAATTAGAAAGACAGTTTGGCCACGGATCGATTATGACTCTTGGTTCCACGAATATAGAAAAATGGCCATCAATTCCAACTGGTGCGCCAACATTAGACAAGATACTAGGAATAGGTGGTCTTCCTAGAGGTCGTATCGTTGAAATATACGGTCCCGAATCTTCAGGTAAATCCACCATTGCATTGGCAGTTATAGCCGAGGCTCAAAAGATGGGTTTAAGGTGCGCATATATTGATGCCGAACATGCATTAGATCCAAGTTATATGCAGACTCTTGGAGTTAATCTAGATACGCTTATTTTTTCTCAGCCCGATTATGGTGAGCAAGCACTAGAAATAGTTGACCGCCTTGTCCGTACGGGAGAAGTCGGAGTTATCATTGTAGATTCAGTTGCCAGCCTTATCCCTAAAGCAGAGCTGGAAGGCGAGATGGAATCCTCTCAAATGGGTCTACAAGCTCGTCTAATGGCCAAGGGGATGCGAAAGCTAGTCTCGGCGGCTTCGGAGACAAAAACGCTTCTAGTATTCATTAATCAACTTAGAAGTAAAATTGGAATAATGTTTGGCAATCCAGAAACAACTCCGGGTGGCATGGCCCTTAAATATGCTTCTTCAGTGCGTATCGATCTGCGTAAAAAGGAAGATCTTAAGGATAAAGCAGGTGAAGCTTATGGGGTAAAAATTAAGGCTAAAATTATAAAGAATAAGATGGCCCCTCCTCTAAAAGTTGCAGAATTTGATATTTTGTATGGTAAGGGAATAGATCAATATAGCTGTTTGTTCGATTTAGGTCTTGGGCAAGACATTTTTACCCAAAAAGGTGCTTGGGTGTACTTGAATGGCGAGAACTTTGCCCAAGGTCGCGATAATGCGATAGAGAAACTTAAGTTAGATCCTAAGCTAGTAGAATTGATTAAATCTAAAAATAATATATGAGTATAGATTACGAATCACTATCTTGTTCAGAGTGTTCTATCCCCCCTAATCATTCTACTACTAAGATTGGGTCTAAAGATAAAACAGCAGAACGTCTTTCTATTAAGTGTAGAGATTGTGGTGATACCTGGGAAGAGAGTTTCGTTAAGAGTGTAATCCAATAATTTTCCCCAATTCCCGGCGGAAATTATTTTTTTTATTTTTAATAGATTACTATATTAGAATATCCCATAGATTGGATGCTTTAATGGAATTTTTTAGAAAGCTTTTTCAATTTATAAATTCTATACGGTGATGATATCCATGAAGATCATGCCTATCTAATGGACGCTGAAATCGATGATGGGGAATCAGAGCCCAATATGATCACTGTATATACAGATAATTTTGGGAATCTAAATTTTAATGTTTTTTCTATAGATCAATGGAATATGATTGATGACATCGCGGAACTGACAGAACAAAACAAATTTGATATTATTCAAGGATTATCCAATGATGAATCAGTAAGAACATGGACCATAGATCCTAGTGAGTTTCCCAATGAGTATCCTAATCAAGAACAGGAATTCTAATCCGATAATACTTATATAAACATATATAAAACCCCCCCAGTATTAACCGGGGGGGAATTTTTTTATATTAACGTTCTAAAGACAATTCTAAATGGAAATTCAAATTGAGAATTTCTAATCATCGTAGCCGAAGTTATCAAAGTCATAACTCTCGACATCACCCAACATGGCTTTAGCTCCATAATAAGTTTTAGTATTAAACTGGTAGAACTGATCGTCCTCCACATCTAAACCATTATACTCCTCATACATATCTGTATCAATATCATCTTCTATCTTTATCTTGTTAGCCATTTTCTATCCTTTGTATTCTAAGCACTAGTGGGATGTTTTTAATGTCTATGAGTATTGTATGGTGAAGAATAGAATATCAGCATGTTCCCCCCTTCACAACCTTTATACCAACATTTATTTCTTTTCCGGAATTTGATAACGACAAATTCTATCCGAATTTCTATATAGGGTAAATATAGAAGGAAAATTTTTAGGGGAAATTCATAGTGAGAATTTCTTAGGGAATTTGATACTGACAAATTCTTTAACCTATCTAAACCTATATAAAAAACTACATATGGGGAAATATAGGAAAAAATATGGACCAGTAATAGTGAATATATATTGATATTTATTTATTTTAACGAGCCCACCCGGGTATGGGGGGTCCTAACAAAGAAAGTGAGGAAATAATTATGCAATTTATCAACTGTGCTAATAAGAGAATGTTTAACCATTTAACAGCTAAGAAAATAGCCTATCTATATGTAGAAGGGGTAGAGATGACGGCAAGCAGTAAGGAATGGAAACGTATCAATAAACGGCTCCATAATATGGGGCTAGTTACCTCTAATTATTCAGCGTGTTCTATGGATGAGGTTACCCTAATGGCCATTGACATTGTTATAGCACAAGTAGAGGAGAATTTCACTAAAGAAATTGACTCTTTCTTGGAGGATATGTACATCATGGGCATGCTAGAAGAACCAGCAGAAGAAGAGGATGAAGGGGAGGGAGAATAGTCATGAATAACAAGGAGGATAAGGGTACCATGGGTAAGCAGAAGTGGATATTGTGGGATATCGACGGGACCGTAGTAACAGCAACACCAGGATGGGCACCAGAGCGTACCATGGCATGGAATGATGAGACCCTTGATGCAGGGCCAATAGAGGGGGCAGTGTGCTTGGTCATAGCATTCAGCTTGATGGGGTACAAGAACATCTTCCTGACAGCACGGGATGTCACATGCAAGAAGAACACAGTAAAGAAGCTCAAGGAGATCGGTGTATGGCCATATGTAGACGCCCTATACCACCGCCCAATGCGCTATAGCGGTATAGCCTCGCATAAGTACAAGCACACCATGTACACCATGCTGAAGAAGACATTCAATATCACGCACGCCATCGATGATGAGGATAAGAACCTAGCCATGTTCGCGGACCAAGGCTTGTGCGTAATCAATGCAAATGTGTTCACAACAAACAATGAGGGAGGTGAATAATATGAGCGATAATAACAATAAGTATTACTGGCGCAATCAGCCAAGTAACGTGTGGCTAAATACCCGAGGTGAAAGGGTACTAGCACCATACCCAGTGCAGATCTGCGTTATGGGCATGCGCAATGCAAAGACACAGTTAATCGTCAATGCAAAGAAATAAGCCTAATAAATTAAACTCCTTGAAAGGGGGTGAATAAAATGACAACATTCAAATACGCAACATCAAACAAAAATAACGTAACAATTAATCAGATGAAGTGGAGTACTGAAGCAGTATTAACCAATAGCGATGGTGAAATGATCATGAATAACATGAACATCATTGATTGGAAAGTATCTCGCGGATCGCTTCTGCTCACTGAGAGTGGTAGTGGTCAAGTGTACTCAATAGCACTTGATCTTACTGCGCGTCCAGTTATTACATTGGACAAATAAATAGCTGAATAAGCTAACAGTACATCAGGCGCCCTCCGCTTGGTGTACTGCTATGTTTATTCAATCGAATAGACTAAACGAAAGGAAAAGCTAATCATGTTTGCATTAATCTACTTTTTCATCGGGAGGATGGCTAGCAATGGCGTATACCATAGCTATGATCCATTGTTGGAGGATGATAACTACAGCCCATTGGTGGATTACGATGACGGCTATGATTCATTAATGGTTCCGTCAATATCAACAACACTGCTCAGGAAAGACAGTGGCGAGTTGGCACCAAAGCACGGTCATAATTCAAAGTCCAACCGTAACAAGCGGTAAGACAATAATGTCCAACAACCAAAGGAGAAGCAAAGCTATGTATATTACAAAAACCCAACGTCTTATTTTGACGTTATTAGCAATAATTGCAATACCAATAGTACTTTTCCGTGTGGCCGAGCTAATAGAAGGCTCACAAGCTACATGTATTAGTACTCGGGCAATGGTAACACCAGCAGCTCAAACATATTGGGATATAGCCAAACAACTATGTAGTGGTGATAGTACCTCAAATATAGTTGACCAAATAGTTGAGTTAAATCCAAACCTAGATCCATTGAACCTGCAATTCGGGGATATTGTCAATCTACCATACATCCCACAAGAGGGAGGCAAATAATGAGGAAAACGCCAAGGTGTGTCGGGACAGTAAAACGTCGCGGCTACATCATTCGTAACGGCAGGAAGGTTTCGAGAATACCGGGCGACCAGTGTTCACGTAGCGCTAACTGCCCGATACACACAGATGCAAATGGGAGGATATTACAGCTTCCATTTGTCCCAGTTCCAACCATCAACTACACCTGGGAAGATGTAAGGCGATGGGTTAATGAAGGGCATATCAAATCAACCGGAAAACTATTCTTCACAGAAGAGGAGAAATAATCATGGCTAAATCAATAACACCAAAACTCTTTTGCATTGAGCTGTATGATGGCTCATTCATAGAGACAGAGGTCGCAACAACAGATCCAGCATTAATGTCGAGCTGGCATATCATGAAAGAGTTAGAGCATTGTGTGGGGATGTACAATACCTCATTGAATACCAAGGGCACTGACTTTGATTCATCGGCGCGGTTTTATGGCGCTCTAGAGGATCGAAGGAATACCCTATGTAATTCCCCTTCAACGCAGGTCCAAGTAAATGAAAATAAATATGAACTACGCAGCATAAAAGCATTTGCTACGGGTATGGATACTGGCATTGGTAACCAGTGCTACTACTCCATCATTGAAGCAACAATGGTGCGTCAAAAGCCTAAGGTAAGGGAAGATGGGAAAACATATAGTGGATGGAGGATCCATTATACTGGATATTTCTATTCAGTGTATGAGGAGCAATATAAGAAGAATAGCCCTGTATTTAAGAAGGAATTTCAACATGTTCTTCTTGTTAACGAAACAATTGATGGGGTTAGATTAATGTGGACTAACAATAAAACGAAAACGCCATGCTGGGGGATGGCAGATACTCACATAAAAGAGTTTAGTGGAATCTTGTGGCGTTCACCTCTATCATGGGCTATCTCTGATACTTATATGTTGTTGCAATCAATATACCCACCTAGCAAAGTAATGCCAATACTCCAATATGTTAAACCCGATAAAACTGTAAGGCACGCTTTACCGGGATTACAATTGTATGGTATTGGACAGCGTAACCTAAAGGTATTATCAGCCTGGAGGAATGAGGGACAAAACATTAAGAATCTACTTAATACTGTATATGGGAAATCAGGAATAGATGGTCTAAGTAAAAATGCATTTGAGGGACTAGAACATATCAAAACCCTTGATCAGTTAGGTGTTGCATTAGGGATAGTAAGGTCCTTTAAACTCCTCCCTTCAGCATTCTTTGACATGGTACCCCATACATTTAGTATAATCCACGATTTGCAAAGTCTTGACCTTAATAAGGAAATATCAGTTTTTGTTAAGACATTCGTGCATAACAAAGAGACTGGGATTTCATCGAAGAAACTTATGGGTGATATTACTGATGTGATGAGAACTGATCCACGAGACCTACGATATTTACTTGTGGATTCTGTAAATATGTTTAAGCAAATACCACGGGGTAATGCACGGCGGATTGTAATCAACCATATAAGGGACCAGAAACTTGGACTCACAGATCTCCATGATTATCTTGTTATTGAATCACTTAAATATCAGGGTTTGAATAGGAAACTTTCTTATCCAAAGATATTGAAAGAATTCCATAATCAAGTAATACTCCCAAATATCACATTCCATATTGCGGAAGATACACATACCCTAGCAGAATGGGGAGGCATACAAAATAACTGCATTGGAACATACGGAGATAGAGTCATGGATAAAACAATATATGTGGTTGGGTTCAAAGACGCAATCACAAAACATTGGATCGGGCATGCTTCGTTAACTCCAAGAGCATTTGAGATTACTCAATTACTGGGTAAGCACAATACACGATTGGAGGACGATCTTAACCATTCAATCAACAAATGGATTAAGGAAAACCTACAAGACAACAAGAAAAAGGAGATAGAATAATGAGTGAGCACGAGCTAGAAGCAGGAGATGCTGGGTATTCTCAGTATCAAAGCATGATTGACAGTCATGGCATTAGTAAATTCAAAGACATGGTCAAACAATCAATACCAATCCCTAAGGAGGGAATAATGAAACAGCCATACAAGATTGCCTTTACCGGGCATCGTCCAAATAAAATTGGAGGATACAACAATGCTCATCCATTGCGCATCGCAGTAAAACAAGCCATTGAAGATGCACTAAAACGAGCAATTACCAAATTCGGTGATACACATGAAATCACTGTAATCACTGGTGGTGCTCTTGGTGTAGATCAAGATGCTGCACGTGTTGCACATAGTTTGGGGTTGCCATTTATTGTTGCATCTCCATTTGTGGGTCAAGAGGGTAACTGGCCAAAGAGCAGCAAAGATACCTATAGCAAAATGCTATCTTATGCAAAAGAGGTAGTTGTTGTATCAGAGGGTGGTTACGATCCTGCCAAAATGCAAATCCGCAATCAGTGGATGGTAGATAACTGTGATGCGCTTGTTGCAGTATGGGATGGCACCAGTGGTGGTACGGCTAATTGTGTTAGGTATGCCTTGTCAGTAGGCAAAGCAATAGTTCGCATTGATGTTACCAATATCAAAGATCTCTTGAAGGGAGATAAATAAAATGAATGAAATAAACAACCCACAACCACAAGGAGACCCAGCAATGGAGATACTGGGAACAAAGGGCACGTTCTTATCAAACTTCGAACGATGCGACATTGTGTACCAGGGTATAACATATAGTTCGGTAGAAAACTTTTACCAGGCTATGAAGACCACGGATATCAACATCCGCCGCAAGATGACATCCATTCATCCATCAGTTGCAAGAGCTAAGGGTAGGAACCTTACTGTCAGGACAAATTGGAATGAGATAAAGTTCAAGGTTATGGACTATGGCTTAAGGGAAAAGTTTAAGCCTGGTAATGATCTTGCGCAGAAACTCCTTGACACAGGAGATATCGAAATTGCCGAGATAAACTATTGGCACGATAGCTACTGGGGTAAATGCACATGCGCAAAATGTCCTACTGGTGAAAACTGGTTGGGTATTTTACTCATGAAAATTCGCAAAGAGTTACGCGATAATGGAGGAGGAGAACCTCTATCAGAACCAACAATCCCTAAGGAGGGAACAGAAATGCAGCCAGACAAAATAATAACACAACCACAACAAGACACAGGAGGTAAAACTGTGGATACCAATAAACCACTAGAGAAAGGACAAGAAGTGTTCTCATTCATGAATGACTTCTTCCACACGGTCACAAATGACCCAACACCACAAGAGGCGCTTGGTTATACTACTGCGCTATCAACAAACAAACCATATCTGATGGGCCACACAATTCGCACAGGACCTAATGGTGACTACAATCACAATATGTACTTGCTGCCGATTCCAACTGGCGATTCATGGGAGTATGGTCTGTTAATGGACAAACTCTCTAACCGTGGGAAGAAATTCAATCTTAAGATGATACAAATTCGGGACCTTAAGACATGGTGCCAGAAAGATGGTGGAGACATCACTAATCTTGTTGATGAAGCAAACTTTGCCTGGGCTAATGCAACCCATGCTTTCTTCCTTAAGACACGCAAAGATACTGAGTGGACTCTGTCTGATCTTGGTATCCGTGCGCTTGACATGAAGAAAACATCAAAGCGTGCTCAGGAAATTGCCAGGTTCAGTGAGATATACAAATCTGGATCAATGGACAAACTAACATTCATGGAATACACTAATGAATGGATTAGCTCATACTATGAGGAAAATGGCCTAACATACTCTTCAGACGAAGAAGTCATGTTCGATGGCCCAATCTTCATCCGGAAATCCGTAATGGTCAAGATGTGCTTTGCTATGGAAGCAGAGGCTAAGCGCAAAATGATTGGTGCAATAAATCATGGCCGTCATACATTCCTTGGACGGTTAACTTTCAGCGGTGGATTAATTAAAGGATTATTCCACGTTGTGACTGATGATGACATTGGTGCAGATGTTGTGTACCACAGCTCAGCGGTAAAGAAGGAAATGGTCAGGGTATCAAATAACTGGACATTCACAGCTTGGCCGATGGACACTAGTTATCCAGTATCTTGGGACATCCAATCAGCAGTTAATAACCCATGGTTGTTTACTCAAGATAGGTTCAAGTTGGAGTTAGATTCATTACTCACGGAATTCAAATCAGAAATTGCAAAGGGTGAGATACCAACATGGATTAAAGTAAATCCAGATGAGAACCAGCAGAAAGAAAACATTGACCAACAAAGCAACGAGATATCGGAATGGCACTCAAATGCCGATAAATGGCAGAATAATGGTCATTCCATAATTGATAGCTCAACATTCATCCACCTTGCCTTTGGACAATTGGCTAACAGGATGCGCGCTGCACTATCAAATAACTCATTCTGGCTGCCAATGTATAACGCTTTCTTTGCACCAGTAATCACACATGAGGCTCTACAAATTCTTGGTGGACAAAATCTCCCAGAATCAAAGAACAACTTAGTGTGGTTTGATCCTCGTTTTGGTGCAATAATCCCAGGTAATCGCTTTGTACAAACTGCAGAGCTACATGATACATGGGACCAAGATGGTGATATGGCTAGGTTCATCCGCATTAAACTGTGGTCAAGTGATCCAACCATCAATGGCAAAATGATGTTTGGTGGAGTAATCCCAGAAGATCTTGACATACCTACTAATGCAGACGAAGCAATCGATGTAGTGGTCATCATCCGCTCACCAAACGGTCCAGGTGGTTATTCAATCAACAGGTATGATGCAGATACAATGCCATTCATGCGGGTTAATGAAGCTGCAGTTCAGATAATTGATTTGGCTCAAGCAACACTGCCGATGGGTTATCTGCTCGCAAACACAAACATCAGCAACAATCTGAATAAGCTCATCTCCAATACTGTCTATAGCAACCGCAAGATGACAAGGGATGATGGACTTACAATGATTGTTAACCAAATGGATAACCCTGGCTTTGGTAAATATGTAAACTGCATGATTGTTAGGGCGAGTGTATATGGACCATCTTATCCACTTGAGCTGCCAGCAACAGGTAATGATATCATTGACGCAACAGCACAAACAACAAACGTTGATGCATTCAAATACATCGAAAATGGAGTTCAGGACATGTGGGATTCAATGGTGGAGGATATTGTCAATAATGGTCTTAAGATTGACAAGTTCTTTGAAAAGCGCCTGCCAAAAGCCATTGCTGAACAGATACCATTAGACACAATGGAGGACGGTATCTTTGCCACAATGATGAAGCGGTATGCAGAAGCAACACAGAAGGTAAATGAGGAGAAGGATGGCACTATCTTCATGCGCCAGAATTCAACACTAATACCACTTGTTCGAGCTGCAGTGCCAACACTCACTGATGCACAAATGGTGTGGCTGGAGTCCTTCAATACTAGGTATGCACGTAAACTCCGGGCTTGGGATAAGCAAAAGCAAGTACGAAGGGATGAGATGAGCAATTCAAATTCCCGTGCCTTCAAAGTCTGGTGTGCATACTTTAACTCCCGTGACCTGGCTACCATACAGAAAGATATGATCAAGGAATTCAAACAAGCAAGGAACCCTGGTTATGCTGCTGTATGCTATTACCGTTGGCTAACAGACCCCAAGATGGCTTACGAACTTGTCTGGCATGAGGGCAAAGAGGCATATGTTAAGGCTACTGCGCACGTTCGCTATGGTCTGGTGGATCGTGTGCTATTCCAGTCGCCTGCTCGTGGTCAGGAGTCATTGTTGGACATCTTGATCGGTGGTCTTAAAGACTTAGGATTATAATATGATAATCTTGATTCTAAATTGGTCAAGTGCTAACCCACCCCGTCCACCATTCTAAAGTTTCCTAACGGCTTCAACCGTGGGAATAAGTGGGGATTTGTTTACTCAAGTCCCTGTTCTGCGGAAAGTCCCATAACGGGTCTAGCCGTGGAATAAGTGGGGTCAGAAACCCCGACTACATCGTTCACAGAGTGTTCGGTGTATATTAACGGAAAGGGGAGCGTAAAATGCTTCTCATAACACGAATCAGTGAGCTCGTACAAGAGTTCACCCATCTAGTAAAGGCGACTGGTGTAGAGTTCACCACTCGCGCAGTGCCAGTGACAGTTATACCCGTCATCGGCAAAAGTCCATTGGCTCTCGATGTCCAGTACACCCTCTGGCTCGACCCAACCACCAACCGCGAAGTTCTGCGAGTTGCTCAGGCGTTGATCGACGGAGTTGCTATTGACCCCGTGACCAACGAGTTCCAGATGAGTAACTGTCGCTTGGCTTTGGTCAATGCGGTGGACGACTTCGTGTTGACGGCTGTAAAGGTCGCTAACCTGAAGCGGAAGGACGGGTCAGAGTACTCTATCAATAAGCGTGGCATTTATCTCGCTGATGATGTAGTGGCTGACTGGTCTTTGGGCGAACTGCCAGTTAACCCGCTCAACGGGAACATCGCTCTTTTGCGGGCGTTTGTCAAAGTTGACCGTCAAGGTGCCACCCTCTTGGAGACACCAGTTTCATCGGAGCTTGCGCCCTTCTAGGTTGCGAGCATAATCTGTCTGAGTCGGTGCGCGTTCCCCTACGCGTGCTGGCTCAGGCATTCTAAAAAAATATTATTAGTCCCTAGTCTTCTAATAGGAATAAGTGGGGATTGTGTAGATTATCATAGGACACATATAAAAGCCTATGTAAACTTGTGATGTATAGTGGTAGATCACGGTTTAATAGGTCAAGACTATCAGCATTCATTTTAAGCGAACTTAAAACATTCGCCCTAAACGATTTCCTGTTTGACCCACGGTGTAACCCAATCTTAGTCTTTGGGCTTACGCCACATTCTAAAAAAATAGTATTAGACCTTAGTCTTTTACTCGGAATAAGTGGGGATAGTCCCCTTGATGAAAGGAATCATCATGACAACAAAATCAATCGGTAGACTTATCTTGAACGACGATAAGCCACTAGAATGCTTTTTTGCGCTGCGCAAGGCAGAAGGTGCTATGTGCGTAGCCCTCGGGTTAAGCGATTTTAATCCAGAAATCAACCACATGGTCGCTTTAGTCCAGAAGTTCTTAACCTCGAAGTTTGACGAGCACGGTGTCGTTAGGAGCGAAGTCCGCAGCTACGGTGGGAACATCGTGTGGATGCCACGCAAATGGACGAAGACCAATGATGACCTCATTGCTGACGCACGGGACATTTACGATGCTACAGTCAAAATCCCGAGAAAGAACTACTACATTGCGCTCGGGCTAGCACAAGCGAAGTATGATCACGTCTGGAACTCAGCCAATGTGACGGGCGTCTCTTCAGCAAGAGAGACATACCTCGATGAAG